TCTCGTGGTTGTCGTTTTAAATGTAAGTTCTGTGGTTTTGCTTTGATTGGTAGAGATCCAAAAGCAGACAAATATATTCGATCTGAGGAATCTATTTACAGAGAACTAAAAAACAATTATGATTTGTTTGGTACCACAAGATACTTTATGATGTGTGATACTGTCAATGAATCTATGGATAAACTTAGAGCAATGGAAAGAGCAATTAATAGACTGGATTTTCCTATTGAATGGGTAGGATATCTAAGATTAGAATTGTTACATTCACACCCAGAACAGATATCATTATTAAGAGATATTGGAATTAAGTATGCTCACTTTGGTATTGAGACTTTGAACTATGAGTCAGCTAAGGCTGTAGGTAAAGGTATACCGACCGATAGACTTTTAAGATTACTTGAAAAATTAAAAGAAACATGGGGACATGAAGTTGGATTACACTCAGGCTTTATTGTAGGTCTACCACATGAAACACCAGAAACATTAGAGCATTGGTGTAATATGTTAATGCGAGGAGAAGTTGCTCTTGATAGTTGGATTATGAAAGGGCTTAAGATCTATAAAAACACAACTGAAGTTAGTACTTCAGATAGAACGTATTGGTATAACAAACCAAAAAAGAAAGAGTGGTGGTATTCAGCACCAAATAATCCAAAGAGAGTACCAGGTACAGGTAAACGAGATAAATTTACAGATATAACACCAGGATCAGGCCAAAAAACTCCACTTATGGCAATGCAAGTACATCAACACGATGATATATTCTTGTCTGAATTTGATCGTAATGCTGAGAAGTATGGGTACGATAGATCGGGTGAGTATTGGAAGAACGAACATTGGGATGCTGTAAAGTGTCAGGCTCTTGCGAATCACTGGAATAAAGAATTTCATAAGTATCATAAATGTAGCTACTCGGCTTGGCAATCAATGGCAATCATGAATGTGATGCAAGATTGGAATCTTATACGACAACAAAAACACGGGAGACCAGAATTACAAAAATTTAAAGATCATGTGAGATATAAAAGCCATTTATTTAGAAAGGAATTTGCCAAAAGATTATTCGATGTTTGATATAAATAAACAAGTATGGCAAGTTTATTTCAAAATATTCAGGAGCAAGCTCTTAAGGCTAAAATTACTCCTAGGACACAAGCTTCCATGCGGTGGTTTAATAAACAATTGGCAACTATGGCTGGTATCAATAGACCTCAGGTACTTAGAGATCCGGTATTAGAACGAAGAAGCAATGTAGTTGTAACTAGAAATTTGGTAGGTACTGTGCATATGTTTAGGTATAATCCTAAAGAAAAGCTTACATTACCTTATTATGATCAATATCCTGTTGTTATTATTGTTGGTAAAGCAAGAGGAGGTTTTAATGCATTAAATTTGCATTATCTTCCTGTCAATTTAAGAATAAGATTTTTGGACATGCTTTATCAATATACTACAAATGACAGATTTGATGAAACAACAAGATTTATGTCTTTTTGGAATAGAATAAACAAAGGTTTAATGAAAAAATTTTTAAAACCTATGATAAAGACTTATCTTACGGATAATATTGACGGATATATTTGTAAGGTACCTGCATCGGAATGGGAGATAGCAGCATTTTTACCTTTCCAAAGATTTAAAAAGAAAAATCAAAGTGTTGTTTGGAGAGATTCATATAAACAGGTAATGCAATAATGAATAGCATAGAAAAATTAAAAGGAGTTGTATCAAAAGGACAAGGATTTGCTCGTCCTAATCTATACAGAATAATTTTACCATCAACTGTAGGTGGTTCAACATTACCTATAGTTGGGGAACTTATCAATAGAGGTGTATCAAAATTAAAAGATTCAATAGACCCTCAAGATATTAATATGCTATGTAGTGCTGTAAATATGCCTGGTCGACAGTTAAATACACATGAACGAAGAATTGGAATGATCAATAGAAAGGTTGCTTATGGCTTTACTATTGAGGATATAACACTCACATTTAGAGTATTAAATGACTATAAAATTAAAGAATACTTTGAGGAGTGGATGAACTCAGCCGTAACAACGGATTATGAATTAAAATATTTTAATGACTACACAGCAGATGTAATTATTCAAGGATTGACAAATGATCCTGGTGCTGATTATGATAAATTATTAAGACTATCACAAACAGGATTAGATAAAACATCATTAGGTCTTGTGCTTGGTGGTGGCGAGGCAGTAACATATACATGTTTATTACAGAATGCCTATCCTACTTCTGTTGCAGCTTTAAGTTATACAGATGCACAGTCAGAAGTATTGGAACTGAATGTTCAGTTATCATATACAGATTGGAAACGAAAACTCAGTAATCCTGATGATGCAAGACAATCCATCAGATCTAAAATTGTAGAATTTGGTGCTGATTTCTTTAATAGTAAAATTGGTTTTGATTTAATATAGGAGATATATCATGGCTTTACCTAAGGTGAATACCTTACCAAAATATGAAATGACAATACCATCAAATGGTAAAAAAGTAAAATTTAGACCTTATTTGGTCAAAGAAGAAAAAGCAATATTAATTGCTATGGAAACCGGAGATGCTTCAGCACAAGCAGAAGCAATACTAGACTCTATTATAGCTTGTGTTGATACTGATATTGATAGAAATACAATCACTCCAAATGATGTTGAGTGGATGTTTTTACAACTAAGATCAAAGTCAGTAGGTGAAACAATTAAGGTTTCTTATAAATGTACAAAGTGTGAGCATCCTAATGCTAATGATATTAACATTAATGATATTCAGGTAACAGATAAGCCTGATACTAATATCATTGAGATAAGTCCAGAGGTCTCGGTTGAAATGGGTTGGCCAACATATAATGATATAAAAAATGTTGACCTATCGGATAAATCAAATATGACCCTTGAAATGTTTGGTATTGTTGCTAGAGCAATGAAAGCAATCATTGTAAAAAATGGTGCCGACGAGGAAAGAATAAATTGTAAGGATGAAACACAGGAAGGATTGTTAGAGTTTTTGGATTCATTAACTACAACACAATTTACAAAGTTGTTTACTTTTTTACAGAAACAACCTAAATTAACTTATGACATTAAGTTCACATGTGAAAAATGTCAAGAATTAAACGAACATAAACTGGAGGGAATGCGAAGTTTTTTTATGTAGCTCTTTCGCATGAGTCATTAGAGAATTATTATAAAACTAATTTTGCTCTAATGCAACATCACAAGTATTCCTTAACGGAACTAGATGAAATGATACCATGGGAAAGAGAGATTTATATGACTCTTCTAGTCCAATGGTTAGATGAGGAAAAGGAAAGAGTAAAAAAACAGCAAGGTAAAGGTAATCCATGGCAACGTTAGCAGATGTAATTGATCGATTAAAGAAGGAAGGCGAGTTAACTCGTAATTCTGGAACTAACTCGAATAAAACCATAATCAACGAAATTGATCTTGCAAATGTTGAATTAGGTCGTATCAAAAATGTTTTATCTGGTGCTCAAGATTATTCTAAGGAACCTCCTCCACCTAATGATGCTGATGAGGAACAAGCTGTAGCCTTACAAGATATAGCATATCAATTAAATTCATTTAATTCAAAAATTGAGGATTATATAATCCAACAACAATTTGCCCAACAGGAAATGGCAGAATCAATGAAAGAAAATGCTGTACCTGTAACCGCGGCTGGTGGTGCTGCCACCTCAGCTGATGTTCAACAAGCAGCTGGTGGTTTTAGTAAAAGTGCTATTCTTGCAGGTGTTGTAGGTGTAGCTGCTCTTGCAGGTGTTGCTTCAATTATTGCTGGATTCTTAAATTTTGATGCAACCGCAGTCAAAAATAATGTTTTGGAATTACTTTCAATAAGTGATGCCGCTGGTAGTAATTTAAACTTTTTAGCGGAAGGTGGTACATTCTTTTTAGCAATGACCGGATTAGGTTTAGGTCTTGCTGCATTTAGTTTAGGCCAAGGTATTGCTGGATTAGCTGGCGGTATGACAGCAGTACTTGAACACTTTACAGACCTATCTTGGGCAGGAGGTATTAAAAGAAGTGTACTCACATTACTTTCAATAAGTGATGAACTTGGTGGTGCCGGTGCCTTCATAGGTGACTCTGCAACATTCCTATTAGCAATGACAGGTCTAGGACTAGGTCTTGCCGCATTTAGTTTAGGTCAAGGTGTTGCAGCAATAGGTGGTGGTATGGCAGCAGTACTTGAATACTTTACTGATGGCACTTGGGCAGGTAATATTAAACGAAGTGTACTCACATTACTTTCAATAAGTGATGACCTTGGTGGTGCCGGTGCCTTCATAGGTGACTCAGCTGGTTTTGTTGCTGCTATGGGTATGATATCAGCCGGTTTGATAGCATTTGCATTTGGTGAAGGTGCTACTGCTGCAGGTGGCCTGGCACAAGAAGCCTTATCCTTCTTTACTGGTCAAGATATGGTTACAGGTATCAAACAAAAAGTTTTAGGTCTTTTAGAAATTGGAGAAATGACTAATGCTGCTCAACTAGGCGACTTTCTTGGAACTATGACAATGCTTGCCGCTGGACTTGCTGTATTTGGCGGCAGCACATTTTTTGATGCAATTGGTAGAGGTGCTGGAGCACTTGTGGATTGGTTATCAGGTACCGAAAATCCACTTACCACTATAAAATATTTAGTTGATAATCAAAATGCAATGCTTGGTGCTGCAGATGCCACGAGAGAAGTTGCATATGCTCTACAAGAATTTAATAATGTTGACTTAAGTGATTTTAAAGCTGATATAAATGGTGTATCACAATCTTTGCATAGATTAAGATCAGACAGTGTAATGTTTAATGTGGGTACAAACCTTATCGCCTCTGCTGCTACTGTAGGTGGGGAAGGTCCTGCAATGAGTTTTAATATAAATGCACCAACAACTGCATCAGGTGGTACAACTCTAAATGTTATTGGTGGAACTATTAATAGTGTTGATGCAGTAAACTCAGAAATAGATTAAAAAAAGAGGGGCCGAAGCCCCTCGTAATCAAAATTCCCAATCATCTCTCCAATCCGGTAAAGGATTAGGTAAAACATCTCTTGGTTCCTCTTCAAGTTTTTCCTTTTTTCTAGGATGTATGTTTTCTATTTTGGGAGGCTTGAGATTTTGAACTCGAGCATCTAACATTGCTTTTCTAAGCAATTTTTCAAATGTCTTTGCTTTTTCCATTCTCTCAAATTCTCTTTGGCAATATTCCGATACAATCACATTGAGCATATTGGATTTACCTACACCTTTCCAGGCGCATAGAGCATCAAATTGAGATTTCAGATGGTTGCGTAAGTACACCTGAACTCGAGTATGATCTTTTATCATTATTCCTCAGCAGCTAACTTAGCAAAATAACTCATGGTATCGTCCTCATCATCGGATGAAGCTTCTACTGCTTTGGGTTGAGGTGCAGGAGCAGTTTCATCTACAGCCACTCTTTGTTCAATAGTTTGTGGTAGAGACTCTCCTAATACATTTGCTAGTTTTGTTTTTAATTCCTCGTAGGATTTAAAATTGCTAGGATCAACGAACTCTTTTAAATCATAGAGTGTGTTGTATACACCTTCAAGTTTTGCATCTTCACCACTCATAAATGGTGTTGCAGCCTTGAACTCTGATTTATCATAGTTCC